GCAGCACTGCGACTATCGCCCTTCTTACCTTTCTTCTTCTTAGTAATGCCAGCATCTAACTTGTACAAGTCAATGGCTCTGGCAGCACTAGTTGCGTCTGCTTCATTGTGATACAAAGAATCCTGTACCCACTTAGGCTGTGCATCTACCCAATCATGGAACGCATCCTCTTCACGGATCTGTTCAAAGTCAGGGTGAATCTGTAATAGCTGTGCTTCTGCTTTACCTTTGTTAGCACTAAGTTGTAGATCATCAATCTCTTTCATACGAGTAGATAGAGTTTCGTTCTGATCTCTTGCAGCCTTCAATGCCATTGTTTGCATAATGTTAGCTACTTGAGGATACTTATCTGCCCACTCTGCAATCTCATCTTCTGTGCTAGGTAACTCCATATCACCTGTTGATGTAGACTTAAGTTCTCCCTTTAAAGCTTTAATCTGCTCTTCAAAATCACTCTTCTGTTCTTGCTGATGCCTACGTAAGTCTCCGTACCGCTTCTTGAATGAACGCTCCTCTGCTGTATCAGGAGTTGCATCATCCTCCTTTTCCTCTGGTGACATTTCATTCTGTTCTTTTAACTCAGCTAACTCTGCTTCGTCATTATCCATACGTTGTTGCTTAGTGTTAACTCGCATGAATCCTTTTACTTCTTGTTTCTTTCCTGCTTGCATTGCTTCCATGATTTTACTCTCTTGTTGGGGCTAACAGTGGGGAAGATACAATATTGTATCCCCCGATCTTAGGTAGCCAATAAAGGGTATTAAGTGCGTTTTGCTGCCAAAGCTCCCTTTTTAGCTTGTGCTTTCTGTTTTGATTTCTTCTTAGCTGCGAGTCCTGAGGTAGGATCTTTACGCATCTTCATAACTTCTGGCTTATTCTTTGTGGCTAGGCCACCATAATTATAGTATCCATAATCTGTTTGACCTCCCTCCTCACTTTTCTTATTAGCATCTCCCTGACCAAAGCCATTACCTGCTTCTGCATCTCTCTGGCGTTTTCCCCTATCATCACCGCCACTATTAACAGTACTACGCTGCTGCATTCTATTTTGATCTTTTAAAAGTTGTTGTGTAGCAGCATCTTCTGCGGCTTTACGTACAGCTTCTTCTCTAGCAACTCTGGCTAACTTAGTATCTTGTTTATCATTAGCTTCTTGATTCTTTCTATCTAACTCAACTTGTATAGCAGCTTCTTTAACTTTCTGCTGTCGTTCAAAGATAGTACGATCTTGTTTATCTTTAGCGTCTTTTTGGATTCTAAGTCTGTTTACTTCTTCTACTTCTGATTGAGTAAGCTCATTGCCATACGCATTCTTTCCTGTTTCCATAGCTATGCGTAGCTGCTCTGCTCCTATTGCCGCAGAATCCTTGCCTAGACCCTTATCATAAAAATTCTCTTTCCAGTAAGCTTGATTATACTCAGTTGGAGTAGAAGCAGGGGGTTGAGTACCTTCATCACCTGTACGACCTGACCCTTGACCTATGCCTGACAGTACAAATTCTTTGGCGGCAGCTAATACTTCCGTACTGTCTACTCCCAACTCTCCTACTTTAGCTGCTGTAAGAAGGCCTGGAATACCTTTAATTAATGCACTGCCAATAACCTTAGCCATCTTCTTAAAATCAACAGGCTCGTCAGAGTAAGTGCTGGATTGACTTTTGTTTAGTATTAATCCTTTTCGTTCGTTTATTGTTTCTGCGGTTTGTATTGCCAGAAGCATACGATCCACAGGTGCCGTATCATCTGGTATAAGAACACCATCCAGAAACTTAGGATCTTTCATACGATCTTCATAGATTGATTTTTCTTGCTGAGTCATCTGACTCCACATCCTATCTATGCTTTTTTGTGTCATATCTGACGTAGCTTGACTCTTAAAGTCTTGTAAGCGACTGCGACCTAACCTAGCAGATGATGCAATGTTTTTCTCTTGTTCTTCTCTTCCACCATTCTGTGCAAAGTCTTGAGCAGCTTGGTTGTTAGTTGTACTTACTTGCATAGCCTCTGCTAAGTCTTGTTCTGAATTATCTACAGTGTCTACTACACCACCATCTTCTTTTGAAGAGTCATTAAATAATGTAAAGCCTTCAGGAGGTTGATAAGCAGGTTTGCCATCAATAATAGGAATATAAATCTTATACCCTTCTTCATTTATATAAGTCATTGTTTCTGTAGTAGGAACAGTTCCAAAGTTACTGCCCATTAAATCTGAATAGTTAGCCCCTTCAAAACCATCAGCTTCAGTTGGGCCAGCATACTGCCAACTACCATCATCCCGTTGAACAAAGCCGCCCTCGTCAAAATTCTGAACGCCACCATCTTCCATGCCATCAATCATAGCATCTATGTCAATGTCTTCCATACCGCCTGACATTTCTGGTTGCATTTGCATCTCAGGTGCAGGTGCTGGAGAGCCACCCATCTGTCCTTCTTGCTCCATCTCAGCTAGGCCCGACTTAGCTTGATCACGCATTTGCATGAGTTTCTCTAAACCAATGTATCGTACCACATCAGCAGGTACTACAAACTCACCTTCACTTAGCTGTGCTGGCACATCATCACGTACCTCTTCTGCAAGGGAACCTGTAGGAACTTCATTACCTGATACAGGATCTACACTAGCACCATCGTCTAAGAAACCGCCTTCTGCGTAACCACTGCGATACTTAATTTTCATCGTTAACTCTCTCTCGTAAATACTTCAATGATCTTAATTGCTGTATGGCACCTTGAGATTGGAACATCTCCTGTGTATCAGTAGTCTGCTCTAGCTTGCGGTGTTGTTGCTCTATGAGTACATCCATATATTCTGTGAATGTATCATAGGCATGTTTATTACTGCATAGGAGGTTGAGGGGCTTCAGGTTCATTGCCGCTAAATCCTTGTTCATCTGGGGTAGGTACTTGACCCATTCCAATGTTTCCGTTACCTGCTCCCGTTGGATCAGATGGTTGAGGCGCACCTTCAGCAGGGCCAGCTTGTGCTTGTGCTTCAGCCTGTTGCTTCTGCATTACCATAGCTTGCTCTTGTGCTTCTTCAATATTGTTAGTCACCTTATCTGGATCTAACTCCATAGACTTAGCAATTTCCCGAATAATATACTGAGACTTCATCCAAGGTGCTAAGGCAGGGTTTGCTCCTACTTGTAAGAACTGTAGTAGTCGTTGACTACGCACCTCATTAGCCATAAGTGACTCAGTACCACGGGCTTTAACTTCTAGGTCACCACGAATGCTTTCATCAAAGTCAAACTGCATATTGAAATGGAAGAAGCTTTTACCCATTGGCCCTAGAAGGTAATCATCAATGTTCTTAATAACAGTCTTAATACCACCAGCAGCAGCATTCATCAACATGCTAATACCACTAGAGGTACGGCCTACTCCTGTAACACCTGTCTGTCCATGTGAGAAAGAAGGTAAGCCTGTAGACTCGTCTGCTAGCTGTCGTGCCTTATCAAATAACTGTAAGTTCTCACCTGACACGTTAGGATACTTAGTACCAAACAATGCTTGACCTGGCGCACCGCCTTGCCTACGGAATACTTTTCCTGGGTATAGTTGCATGTCTTGACCAGGAACTAAGTTAGTCTCGTCAACTTCAAAGATCAAGTTGCCTGACAACACAGCATTATCCACAGCCATACGCATGAAGCCATTCATAAGAGTCTGGGTATCATCCATGTTCTCTGCTAAAGCAATGCCAAAGATAGAGTAAGGGTTATGCTCATACGGCACAGCGTAGTAAGGTAAACGTACAGGCTTGAATGGATTAAGCACAGAGCGTATGATGCGATCATTACACAACCATATATTAACTTGAAGTTCATCAGCAGACTCTAGTTCTTCTGGAATCTCAATCTCATGCTCTTCGATGGTTTTCATATCCATCACGCCCCAGTACTCTAGTACCTCAAAGCGATCAACACCTGTGTCTGTCTGGTAATCTTTTAAATCATCTTCCCAGTATTTCTTAGCGTAACTCTCACCTTGATTGATAACATCTTCAATGACATCATTACGGAAGAAAGGTCTACGCTTTAGGTCACGTAGCTGACTACGATTTAGTTTGTGACGTTGGATAGAGTATTGGCAATCACTAACAGTAGAAGCATCAGGATCAGGATACCAATCCCATACAGATACGTAAGATACTTTAGGTACAGTCTTAGTAATAGGAGTATAGTTACCTTCTGCGTCCCAGTTAGGATACTCTTTGTCTACTGCCATTGGGCCTTTCATTATACCCGTACCAAACAGTGGCATCTCAAATGCAGCAGAGCGTAGTTGCTTAGTTGCTTCTGATTCGTCTAACTGGTCATGGATCTTCTTCTCCATGCGCTTGGCAGCAAGCATAGCAGGATTGTAGTTAACTGAAGTAGGAGAAGAACCCATACCTTCTTTAAGATCCTTGCCCTCTAACTTAGATTCCATTGGGCCTAGTTGAAGAGAAGACTCAGTAGCACCAGCAGGTAGATCTTTTCCATCTCCATCAAAGCCATAAGGAGATTCTTCTCCCTCACTCATTGCGTCTTGAGGATCATAATGTACATCCCCTGAGATACCTTCGGGCAACACAGTAGGATCTACAGATAAAGGAAAACGTCCTGCACTGAATAGTACATCTGTTATCTGACCATAGGCAGCTAGCACCTTAGTCTTAGTAACTTTAATAAATACACGGGACTTCTCAGCTTCAGTGAACTTAACTGCTTCACTGTACACACCACGATAGTTCCTGTAGTTGCGTAACCACTGTTCTTCGTACTGCCTACGTGAAGTCTCTGCACTAGAGAATCTGGTAGTTACTATATCAACTAAACGACTTACATACAGCTTCTCTTCTGACGCTTCTGACACATCTTCAAGTGCTGCGGTTTCGGTACTTAGTTCGGGGATTTGATCTTCTTCCATTTGCTACTCACAAAATGTTAAGTTAATAACCCATTACTGGGTCAGCTAAATACTGTGCATTAGGTCGTGCTGTTGCAGGATCATAATCAAATACACCAAATCTAGGACGAGACATAAGCCCGTACCTAAGTGCATCATACAAGTGATCGTGTGCGTAATTTGTATCTATGTCTTCTGCGTTCTTTTTATCTAAAGGTATAGTAGGTAACTGAGAGATAAGATGATTACAGGTATTAAATATAATCATACGAGGCTGTTCAGTAAAGTCATCTAACTGTAACCTTCTGTGCATTTCGTTCTTACCTGATATGCGTGTACCCTTTGATCTATCAGAAGGTCGCCATCTACATCCTCTAACAACCATTCGTTCCGCTATACTAGGGCCAGTGTCGCCACGCTTATGCCAGCATGAGGAGTCTAGTACTCCATACTGTATGCCACCATCCTCATGCTCTGCTTCTAGTATCATGTCAGCTAGATCTTCTGCTAATACTTTAGTAACGTACATCTCTCTGTATACAATGATCTGATTATCAGGAGCTACAGCGCACCAAACAATGGCAGAATAACTGCCGTAGCCATAGTCCCCTGCTCTGAACTTAGTCCAGTTATTGGGTATTTCAAAAGGTTCCACCACATGTATAGTGCGGTTAAACTCAGGGAAAGCTGCACCTTCTGCAATATCCCAATCCCCTTCCAGCAGTTGTCTTCGCTGCTGTTCAGGTAGTGAAAGTAAGTTTGCTTCATAATCGCCAGTCTCAGTCAAGTAAGGATTGTCGGATAACTTTGCAGGAATGAATTTCCTACGAAATAGAGCCTGTCCTTCCTTGGAATGGCCCGATGGGTATATCATTGGGTTGCCAGTTTCAGAATCTGTTGCATCAAACGGCTCCCCATATGGAGCAGGGTCAATGAACATTTTCTTTACCCAAGCATGACCACGACCTCCTGGGTTTGTAGATGCCCTCATGTAAATCGGAAGATCCGTTGCAGTACTACGTAAACGTGATCGTAGGTAATCCCATGCGTAGGATGTACCCCATTGAGTAAGCTCGTCAAAGCCAACCCAAGAGAAAGATAAACCTTGGTAACGAGATACGTCATCGTCTTTGTCTAGGTAGGAGAACCATAGCCTACCACCTGATGGTGCAGTCCATGTCATCTTACGTTCAGACCATTTAATGCCTGGAATTATCTTAGGGTATAACTCCTGAGACTTCCAGATTAACTCTCGTAGTTCTTCTGTAGTGTGACGTAGTATTAAACCTGAGAACTGTGGGTGTGTAATGTAACGTAGTGGGTCAGCTAACATTGCGTATGACTTACCACCACCAGCACTACCACCATATAGTACTTCTCTCTCACCAGCAGCCAAGAAATCTGTCTGTGGCCCTTTGTTAGGTGAGAAGATTATATTCTGATCAGCTACATCTACTTGTTCTAGCTGTTCTGCTAAGGCTATGGTGCTAGGTGAATCGTCTGTCTGCAAAGTTTCTTGCACCTTTGCGGTGCGCTTCGTACTTTTCCGCAATTGCTTTGGCTTTGGCGTACCTTTCGGCCCAGTAGTTTGCGCTTCTAGCTTTAGTCTTGTTTTTCCTGTCACTGTCTACTCTCTTCTTTAAACCCATGTGTGAAATGCTACGACCTGCCTGAGTTGTTAGCCATGCCGATACTTCTCGGTAGGAGTACATCCTCAAATGCTTCTTAGCTTGCTCTAGTAACTCTAGTTCATCGGGTATAGGTATAAGTATATCGTTATCATCTTCACATAGCATGTATCCAAAGGGTACTGTCCTACCTATGCGAGGTATAGGCACCCATTCGTATGAATCCATATCAATGTCAGGTAATTCGTACTCACCTGCACTGGGCATTGCTATTGCTTCCATGTTATTACTTCCTGTAGGGGAAGCAGGAACACTATAGGCCACTCATTATAGTTATCTTATCTTAGGCGTAAGTGCTTAGTGTTCCTGCTAATCTTGTTTAGGCGGTAGGAGCATTATGCCCCCTGTTGTTTTAACTTCCACCTTCTCTGTCTTGGCAAATCCTGCTCTATCCATCATATCTTTAGCAGCATTCATCTTATCTTTCAATCCTAGCTGTGTAGGATCTCGTAATGCTGACACCATAGCTGTTGCAGCCATAGGTGC